GAAAGCTACATAATCGAGCAGTTCGGAAAGGCGCTGTCCAATGCGGAGGAGGACGCATTCCTCAACGGCGATGGAGTTGGCAAGCCACTCGGTCTTTTCTCCGACAAGGGCGGCGAGGTTGCTGTCACTGCGGCGAGTGCTACTGCGATAACCGCTGACGAGATAATCAACCTTGTATATTCGCTCAAGCGTCCCTACCGCAAGAATGCGAAGTTCATCATGAACGACCAGACCATTGCGGCGCTCCGCAAGCTGAAGGATAACAACGGCGCGTATCTCTGGCAGCCCTCTCTCCAGGCAGGCGAGGTTGACAGGCTGTTCGGCTATGAGGTCTACACCTCTCCGTATGTTCCCACTATTGCCGCAGGAAAGCCTGTAATCGCATTCGGTGACTTCAGCTACTATAACATCGGCGACCGTGGCACTCGTTCCTTTGCGGAACTCAAGGAACTGTACGCAGGAAACGGCATGGTGGGCTTTGTGGCAAAGGAGCGTGTGGACGGAAAGCTGATACTCCCCGAAGCAGTACAGATTCTCAAGATGAAAGCCGGCTCGGGTTCTTCCGGCGGCTAATAGGCGGTGACTATGGACGAGCTTCTGACGAAAGTTAAGCAGAACCTCATACTTGAACACTCGGCGGACGATGAACTCATAAAAGGGTTCATCACCGCCGCTGTTTCCTACGCCGAAAGCTATCAACATATCGAGCAGGGCTATTACACAAAAAATCCCATGCCGCCCACAACCGAACAGGCGGTAATAATGCTGTCCTCGCATTTCTATGAGAGCCGCGATGGCTCGACTGGCGGATTTTTCGGGGACAATGTTCAGGCGGGGAAACAGGTGTGGGATACGGTGAATATGTTGCTGCGACTGGACAGGCGGTGGAAAATATGAGTTTCGGTAAGATGAACACGCAAATACAGATAACGCAAAAACAGGTCACGCTCGATGGCGAGGGCTTTCAGACGGAAAGCAATGTTGTTATTGCAGATGTCAGAGCCTATCGGGAGGGCCGGCATGGCAGCGAGAAATGGGCAAACCGAGCCGCCTTTTCCGAAGCTACCGACCTGTTTCGTTTCAGAACAATCCCCGGTCTGACGGTTACGGTAGATATGCGGCTGTTCTGCGATGGTTCTGTATTTGAGATTACCTCTGTCGAAGATGTGAAAGGCAGAGGAATGTATATTGAAGTGCTTGCAAAGGAGGTGCAGCCGAGTGGCTAAGGCTGATGTTAAAATGCCCGATGAATTTCTTGCGAGGATTTCCCGGATTGGAGCGCAGACCGACAGCATTGCCGAAAAGATATTGCAGGCGGGCGGCGAGGTCGCTCTCGCAAAGGTCAAAAGCAATTTGAAATCCGTTGTAGGTTCGGGAACGAAAAGCAAATCCCGTTCCACAGGCGAACTTGAACGGTCGCTCGGCTTATCTCCCGTTATGGTCGACAAAAACGGAAATCATGACATCAAGGTTGGATTTTCCAAACCACGTTCCGATGGTTCAAGCAATGCGAAGATAGCGAATATCCTCGAGTACGGTACAAGCAGTCAGTCGGCAAAACCGTTTCTGAAACCCGCGAAATCCGCTGTGAAAAAGCATTGTGTGGAGGCCATGAAATCCGCATTTGAAAAGGAGGTCGAGGGGCTGTGAGTCTGCTTTCAGAACTCTCTGCGATAGCCAAAAAACTGAAAATTCCTGCGCAGACCTCTGTGTATTCGGGAAAGGCTCCCGATGAATATTTGGTGTTTACTCCGCTGTACGACAGCTTTGAACTTCATGCCGATAATGCGCCGACTTCCGATGTACAGGAAGTGCGGATTTCACTTTTCACAAAAGGAAACTACACCCGCACGGTGAGCAGGCTTGTAAAGGCTCTGCTCAGTGCGGATATTACCGTAACCGCCCGAAAATATGTCGGTCACGAGGACGATACGGGCTATCATCATTATGCCGTTGATACGGCGAAAAACTATGAAATGGAGGAGATATAAATGGCAACAATAGGTCTTGACAAGCTGTTCTACGCAGAAATAACCGAGGACAGCGACGGAAACGAAACCTACGGAGTTCCCGCTTCGCTTGCAAAGGCGATTTCGGCAGACCTCTCCGTGGAGCTTGCGGAAGCTACTCTCTACGCCGATGACGGCGCGTCCGAAATCGTCAAGGAGTTCAAAAGCGGTACGCTTTCACTTGGCGTTGACGATATAGGAAATGAAGCGGCTTCGGTTCTGACGGGAGCGACTATTGACAGCAACAACGTGGTCATTTCCACCAGTGAGGACGGCGGCAAGCCTGTGGCTATCGGGTTCAGAGCGAAGAAGTCCAACGGCAAGTACCGTTATTTCTGGCTGTACAGAGTTAAGTTCGGTATTCCGTCAACATCGCTTGCCACAAAGGGCGACAGTATAACGTTTTCTACACCGACCATTGAGGGCACGGTCTTACGCAGAAACAAGCCCGATGGCAATGGAAAGCACCCGTGGAAAGCGGAAGCCACCGAGGGCGAGAAGAACGTTCCTGACAGTGTAATCACGGGTTGGTACAAGTCTGTATATGAACCAACATTCACGGCAAAGCCTGCTGAAACAGGCAAGTAACGGAGGTATGAGCAATGACGAATGAGCGCAGTTCTTTAATAACCATCGGCGGTGAGCAGTACGAGATGATTCTCACCACCAGAGCAACAAAGGCTATTTCTAATCGCTATGGTGGACTGGATAACCTCGGTGACAAGCTGATGAAATCCGAGAATATGGAGATGGCGCTTGATGAGATAATCTGGCTGATAACGCTGCTTTGCAATCAGAGCATTGAGATATATAATCTCAGAAACAGCGAGAAAAAGCCACTTCTCACCGAGGAAACCGTGGAGCTTCTGACCTCTCCCGGCGAGCTTGCATCGTACAAGGACACAATCACCGAGGCTATGCTGAAAGGCACGAAGCGGAATATCGAAAGTGAAGACACCTCAAAAAACGCAGCAACAGCCGGGTGAATGACGCAGAACTATTCACCCGGCTGTTCTATTACGGAACGGCTCAGCTGCACCTCGCTTCGGAAGAGGTGTGGCTTATGCCGTTCGGCTTTCTGATGGATCTGTGGGAGTGCCATAAGCAGTTTATGGGGATTGCTAAACCTAAGCGTGAAGCGGATATTGATGAGGTTGTGCCGATGGGGATTTGATTGAAAAAGTAATTGAAAAAAGTGGAAATGTATGATATAATAAAATTGTCAATAAATCGAAAAGAGTGTGATCACATATCACTAAATGAATGGAGGTGATAGTGTGTTTAGAATTGAGCATGGTGATGCAATTGAATTAGAAAGTATAGTTCGTAGATTATTTAATTGTGACCGTTCAGGTGTATCAGGATTAGCTGATGCTGATAATTTTGAATCACACCCGATGGATGCTGCGATAATGGTCGTGTCGTACATTCATGCAAAAGGTTTGCAGAGCAGTGAAACACAATACGATGAATTCCTTTGCAAATACGATACCATTTTCTCATATCCAGATGAAAATGATGCGGAAAATGAAGTGCAAAATTATATAGATGAGCTTTCGCGCATTGTAGATTGCTATTTATAACATATTAATTGACAACGTTTTGCATTTGATTCGGTTTGTTGACGTCAGATTATATTTGGAGCAACCGCAAAGGCTGCTCCTTTTCCTATATCCCCGAGCCGCAAGGCTCTTTTTTTTATGCCCATTGCCGAGGAGGTAAAACAGAATGTCAGAGAATTTCGGCTTGAAAATAGGTCTTGAGGGCGAACGCGAATTCAAGAAATCCCTCGCCGAGATAAACAATTCATTCAAGGTGCTAGGTTCAGAAATGAAACTGGTAGATTCCCAGTTTGATAAGAACGACAAATCCACCGAAGCCCTAACCGCCCGCAGCGAGGTTCTGAACAAGGAAATCGACCAACAAAAGCAGAAAATCGAAACGCTCCGTTCCGCACTCGCCAATGCCGCCGAGTCTTTCGGCGAGAACGACCGCCGCACTCAAAGCTGGCAGATACAGCTGAACAACGCGCAGGCGGCTTTGAACGGCATGGAGCGTGAACTGAATGCCAACAACACCGCCCTTGAAAATGCTGACAAAGGCTTTGACGAAGCGGGAGATGAAGCAAAGGATTTCTCCAATTCCGTAAAGAAAGCCGCAGATACCAGCGAGGCCGCTGACGGAAAGCTGAGCAAACTCGGGGATACCGCAAAGAAAATCGGCGCGGCTCTCGGGGCTGCTGCGGCGGCGGTCGGGACAGCCTGCGTTGTCGCAGGAAAAAAGCTGTGGGACATGGCGAACGATGTCGGCTCGGCCGGCGACCAGATCGACAAGACTTCACAGAAAATCGGAATAAGCGCCGAAAGCTACCAGAAGTGGGGCTATGTGTTCGAGCGCTGCGGCGCTGACGTAAACAACCTCCAGACGGGCATGAAAAAGCTGTCAACCGTCATTACGGACGCGGCGGGCGGTTCGGATTCCGCAGCCGAAAAACTGTCTGCTGTCGGGCTTTCCATCGAGGAGCTGAACGGCAAATCACAAGATGAACAGCTGAGCATGGTGATTACGGCTCTGCAAGGCATGGAAGCAGGCGCAGAGCGCACCGCCGCCGCAAACGACCTCCTCGGAAAATCCGCTGTGGATATGGCAGCTGTTCTGAACACAAGCGTAGAGGAAACCGAACGTCTGAAGCAGGAAGCTGAGGACTACGGCATGGTTATGAGCAACGAAGCCGTAGCCGCTTCCGCTGCTTTTGAGGACAGCCTTACCAAGCTGTCGCACACCGCAGGCGGTCTGAAGAACCGCATGGTCGGTGAACTCCTGCCGGGAATAACGCAAATCACGGACGGACTTGCCGACCTCCTCGCAGGCAACGAGCAAGCAGCGGACGAACTGAAAAACGGCGTTACATCTGTTATCGACACTATCCGCACGCTGATTCCGCAGTTTGCTGAACTCATCACCTCTATTGCAGGAGCAGTCCTCGAAAGCGCTCCGGGTATCATCAAAGCGCTTGCTGATGGGCTTCTGTCAGCTATCTCGGAGCTTACTCCGACCATCGCCAGAATCGTAACCGAGATAATTTCGGCTCTGGTGGGACTGCTGCCGCAAATCGTGTCAGCCGGAGCGGACATTCTGTTGTCGCTCATCAAGGGCATTGCGGACACGATTCCGCAGCTTGTTCCGCAGATAGTCGCTGTTGTTGTGGAAATAGTGAAAACACTCGTGGACAACCTGCCGCTTATTTTGGACGCGGCTTTACAGCTTATAACGGGACTTGCGCAGGGTATTTTAGATTCACTTCCGGTCCTAATAGAAGCCCTGCCGCAGATAATCACGGGAATCGTGGATTTTCTCATCGGCGCGATACCGCAGATAATCGAAGCGGGAATACAGCTGTTGACGGCGCTTGTGACGGCTCTGCCGGATATCATTTCGGCAATCGTGGAGGTAATTCCACAGATAATTGACGGCATAATCAAGGCGGTGATTTCCGCAATTCCGCTCATCATCGAAGCAGGAATCAAGCTGCTTGTTGCACTTGTGCAGAATCTGCCGACGATAATCACGACCATTGTCGCGGCTATTCCGCAGATAATTTCAAGCGTTATTGACGCTGTTATCGGAGCGATTCCCCAGCTCGTTGCGGCGGGCGTTCAGCTGTTTATTGCGCTGATTGAAAATCTCCCGACCATAATCGTGGAGATAGTCAAGGCGATTCCGCAAATCATAACCGGCATTGTTGACGCATTCGGCAGCTACTTCGGCAAGATGGCGGAAGTCGGCGGCAATCTGCTGAAAGGTCTGTGGCAGGGCATTTCTGACGCGGGCGCGTGGCTCTGGAATCAGATAAGCGGATTTTTCGGCGGAATTGTGGACGGAATCAAGGACTTCTTCGGAATACATTCGCCGTCAAAGCTATTCGCCAATCTCGGCGGCTTTATGGCAGAGGGACTTGGCGAGGGCTTCGGCGATGAGATGAAAGACGTTTCAAAGAGTATGCAGAATGCTATTCCGTCAGATTTCGACCTCGACATGAATGACACGGTTTCGGGCTTCAACGGAGTACAGACTCAGGCGTTTGATGTAACAATTCCGCTTAGCATTGACGGTGTACCTCTCACAAAGGTAATTTCAAGAATACAGTGGAATCAGAACAAGGTGACGGTAAGGAATGCGGGGGCGGTGTGATGGTTGAGATTATCGTGACCGAAAACGGAAATGTGCGTGGTGTGTTTACACGGGTGATTTCAGCATCGCTTACCGACAGTCTGAACGGAGAATGCACCTTTCAGTTTTCCGTGATTTCCTCGATGGCTTCGGAGATATTCACGGGACTGGAGGTACAGCTTAAAAGCGACACGCTGAACTACCTTTTCAATGTAGTGAAGGTGTCGAAATCTCTGTCCGGCGGCATTGCGATTTGCACTGTGGAGTGTGAACACAAGTCCTACGAACTGAACAACGATGAATACAAGCTGACTGAATTTGATTTCGGGGGCGCTCCGGGTGAGTGCCTTATTTCTTTGCTGCAAGGTACTTCGCTGACCGCCGGAATTTGCGACCCGACCGTTCCGATAAAGCTGAAAATCAACCGAGAATGTACTCGCCGAGCCGCTTTAATGCAGCTTATTGCTTTATGCGGTGGAGAAATCGAGTACAACGGAAATGAGATAAATATCCGCTCTCACCGAGGTTTGCAGGACTACATCGGCATTATGGACGGAAGAAACGTGTCCGACCTAACAATGGAAACCGACAACCGTTCCGGTACTACAAACTACGGTCTGACGCTGTACAAGAACGTCAATTTTTCGGTCGGCGATAACGTGCAGATAGTGTTCCACCCGTTCAATCTCAATGTGAATACCCGCATAATCGCCATGAGTTTCAACCCGTACAACCGCCGTGAGATTTCCATCGAGGTCGGAGATTACCGTCCGAGCATTTCGGACAATCTCTATCAGATGGAGCAAAAAACGAACGAGATACGCAAGGACGTGGGAGAATCCACAGCGGAACTCAAAACCGCGACAAACAGCACGGATATTTCGGTTACGGAGAAATCACAGCGGCTGTTTCGCATTACTTACAATGCGATTCAAGCAACATATGCGGCATTCTGCTCGACCGTGAAATTTGTGATTTCAGCCGCAGGAACTCTCGCATTCATTCTGAAAAAGAACGAAAACGAAGTCATGCGGTACGAGGAGTATTCCAGCGAGGGTTCGCACACAAAGACTTATACATACCCGTTCACATCGGAAGTCGGTCAAAATACCATGTCACTCAGCGTGGTTTCGACTGACGGCGCAGAGGGTAGATTCCCGAAAATGCAGACATGGGGCTATGTGATGGGCGCTTACCTTGCAGGAGATACTCCCTGGGACGGCTACATTGAAGCCCACGAGGACGAGGTTCATTTTACTATGCGCCGAACTGTCAGAAAGTCGCTTGTTCGTACTTCGGATACTCTGCTGTTTGAGATACTTAAATCGCACAAGTTTGTTTTTACTGAACCTATGCCCGTTTTCACTAAACGTGAGAGGGACAGAAAAACGCTTGAACCCACCATCAGAGCGGTATTCCCGGACGCATGGAGTCCGAAGATAATCACACCGCCGCCAATCACCGTGGTGAACGTATCGAACAGAAAACTGTATCTTGAACTGCGAAATCCCGTCAAGGCGGAGCGCATTGAAACAAGGGCATTCACCATGATAGTCACCACCGAAAAGGAAACAGTCCGCTTGCGGCCGATTTCTGCAGATTTCGGTATTGGTGATTTCGGTAGTACGATTTGGCTTGCGTTTGGAAGTTCTGCGATGAAAGACAGCGTGCAAAGTATAACGTTATTGTATGACGGCGAGGTCGGAAATCTTGTTGATGTGCTTAACAATGCGCCTTGCGGCAGTTTCCAGACATCGTTTATTTACACACCGTATGAGGAGGAAGAAACATGATAAAAGGACGTGCGACCATTCAGCTTTTTGATGAAAAGACGGGCGAGGTAGTTCGTGAACTGCATGAGGAGAACATGATAACCAACGCAGTGGACACGATTCTCAACCCACCCGATTACATCGAAATCGGCATGGATTCCGACAACGACCGCAGCTTTAATATGCTGCGCGATTTTGCGGGGAACCTTGCCGATACTGCGTTCCGTGGGGTTATAGTCTGCCGCGATAAAATCCCCGAGGACGGCAATAATATGATGCTCCCGTGGACGAACGAGGAAATAGGCCACGCAGGAATAGCCAACACGAACACGGACACAAGCATCGGCACTTACAATGCTAACGAAAGCGGCCGTATTGAGAACGGCAAAGGCTACCGCCATGTGTGGGATTTCGCTTCGGACAAAGCGAACGGCGAGATCAGCTGTATCTGCATGACAACCAAGGACGGCGGCACAAACGGAATGCACCATTCCTACTGGAACCTGTCGTGCGGAGGAACTGACCTTAACAGCAGCTCTCTGGATTCGTTCAGGCAGGCGTATCACACTATTGTCGGGCGGTATATTCCGGATTCGCAGTTCAACTGCGGGGTTTTCAAGTGGTTTTACATGGGCAGGTTCTCGAACGGAAATGTGCGGCTTCTCGGTAAGCATATCCATGACGGGTGTATTTACGAGGTCGTTATGTTCGACCCCATGTCCATAAGCGTAAGCGCGGAAAAGCCGTTCTGCGGCATTATAAGCGTGAAGAAAGTCATAGAGCTGTTCCCGGCGGCGGAGCGTATTCCGGATTCCATGTACGACAACAGCTATCATCATGGCGGCTATTTTTATGACTGTAACACTACAAATGCGGACTATGTACCGCAGGAGGAAAAGGAGAAACTGCGTCAGGATTGGGAGGACAACCCACAGTGGCTTGCGTATTTTCCGTATGTTATAGGCGATAAGATACATATTGTTGCGACTTCGCGTTATCACATTCATCATTACATTTTCAGGCTGTCCGATTATTCGCAGGTTTCGAAGAAAACCATCGAAACCGACACGCTGCTCCAAATGTACGGCGTAGGCTTTAAGTATGAGAGAATCAGCAATTCTTCATCGCAGTACAGATGGTTTTACGGCGCGGGTGTGAACGGAGATTACTGCAATGCTCTAAGCGCCTTTGAGTGGGACGATAAGTACTTCGTCATTACTAAATATCCGCTGATAGACGGCAAAGAAGCGACAGGAACAAATAACTTCGGGCAGCTGCGCATATTCACAAAGGACGGCAAATCCACGGGCAAGACATGGCAGTATGTCGCTGACGGAACGCTCTCTAATATGACGGCGGCGAGCTTCTGGGGATTTTATGTTGACGAAAAGACGAACACTCCGCTTGTGATTTGCGACAGCTGCAATATTTCCTATTCACTGCTTGCCCTTGAGATAATCAAAAGCGGCGAGGATTACGGAAGATACAGAATGCGGTTTTCTGCACCGACTTACGGAAACAGCTACCTGTATTCGTATGCGAATATACTCAAAGTCGATGGGCTTAGTCTGCCGCTGTATGTCCTGCCGTACTATCCATATTCAAGCGGTAGTCAGCATTTCTTCGGCTTTGCGCTTGGGATATGCAAGCTGTGTCTTACCACAATAAATAACCTGTCAGAGCCGGTGCGAAAGCTGGACGGGCAGGTCATGAAAATAACTTACGATATCGTTGACGAATGATTGGAGGGTTTATTATGAGAGAATTCTGGAACACAATTCAGCTTATTTTTACGGCGGTCGGCGGGTGGCTCGGCTGGTTTCTCGGAGGGAGCGATGGTTTGCTTTATGCGCTTATTGCCTTTGTGGTGATTGACTACATAACCGGAGTGATGTGCGCTATCTCGGACAAGAAGCTGTCAAGCTCGGTAGGATTTAAGGGAATATGCAGAAAGGTGCTTATCTTTGCTCTGGTCGGCGGCGGGCATATTCTTGATACAAGAGTAATTGGCGCAGGATCTGTTCTGCGCACTGCGGTGATATTCTTCTATCTGTCGAACGAGGGTATTTCGCTGCTTGAGAACGCCGCGCACCTGGGTTTGCCCGTTCCGAAGAAACTGAAAGACGTACTGGAGCAGCTGCATAAGCGTTCGGAAAAGGAGGACGATGATGAAGATTAAAGGTGTTGATTTAAGCTACTGCCAGGAGGGCATCAGCTTTCCTGCGCTGAAACAGGTGGGTATGAAGTTCGCAATTATCCGTGCGGGCTTTTCCACAAAGAAAGATGTGACTATGGATAAGTTCGTGGAGGACTGCAAGAAATACGGCATTGACTACGGATTTTACTGGTACAGCTATGCAATGAGCGTTGAACAGGCAAAAGCTGAAGCCGAGAAATGTATTTCTGTGATTAAGGAACTGTCCCCGACGTATCCCGTATTCTTCGACATGGAAGAAAAAAAGCAGATCAGCGGTCTGAATACGGACACACGCACAAAGATGGCGATTGCTTTCTGTGAAAAGATAAGGCGGGCGGGATTCAAGCCCGGAGTTTATGCAAATCCGTCTTTCATGGAGAACTATTACGACAAGAGCAGGATTGTCGGCAGGTACGACATCTGGCTTGCTCACTGGACGAACAGCCCTGACTTCCCGTCAAAGTACAACTATGGTCAGACCATGTGGCAGTGGGGTTTGGATAAGATTGACGGGTATGAAGTTGACGGGGATATTTGCTTTTGCGAATATGTGAACCCCACCCCCGTAAAGAAAACCGTTGAGCAGCTCGCCAAAGAGGTTATCCGTGGGGATTGGGGTAATGGTGCAGAACGAAAGCAGAAACTGACTGCAGCAGGATATGATTATTCTGCGGTGCAGAAGCGTGTTAATAAATTACTCAGATAAAACTATATAATCACAGCACAATGCCCACCTTGGATTGATTTCCTTGGTGGACATTAAATTTCATTCGGAACAAGAAATTGACATAATGTGCTCTGAAAATGTTAAGACAAAGTGGTTTTAGTGTGTTATAATAAAATCACAAACACAAAGGAGGTTTGCATATGGCAGGCAGAAATATGTTGAATATTGCTCTAGACTATATTGACGAGCACATCGAATGGAAACCCAACGAGATAATTTTGGGAGTAAGTAAGCAGACAGGGTTTAACTCAAAGTTTTATAAGAACTGTTTTGATGCAGTCTTAGATGAGAGTCTTTTCCTCTATATAAAAATGAGAAAAATCTTCTTCATCTGTAAGAACATAAAGGAAAACCCTACATATCCATTAAATCACCTTGCTCTTGATTTTGGCTATAGTGCAGAGTCTGCTATGAGCAGAGATTTCCGTCATATAGTAGATTTTACACCAAAACAAGTACTAAAAGAAAATAAGTCCGCGCCTGACAACAGGATAAATCTGACCGTTACCCGGACAGAGGCGGCATCGGAAATGGAGGAAATAATATTGAATAAGGAAGCGCTGCGAGAAGAATTTATTGAAATTCCAGATGAATTCATAGATATACAGAACGAATTTGGCTTTTCGATGGATACTTGTAGTATGATAGCAGAACTTGCTGAAAGACTGGGAATGCCGCTTTACCAGTTCGCAAGCAGTTGTTTTGACCAGATGGTTAGCTTTCAAAGTGATAGTGACTATATTAGACCTGAAATCGAAAAGTGCATAGACCTTGAGCTTACATCGGAAGCAGAATTAAAGGCAATCTGTGAGTTTTTTGACTGCAAGTACTATGAGGTCGACAGAAGGATGGTATGGTTCTATCGTGATAGAACCGGAAAGGAATGCTTGGATAATAATGATTAATTATGCAACTATATTGAAGCCTCATAAGAATATGAAACCCGGCGGTGGCTACTGCCAGCATGGTGTGGGATATGATCTTGAATATCAAACTGAGATAGGTGAAGACGAAGTCCTTATTACAGCAGCAATTCGCATAAAAGCTAAAACCAAAAGTGGTAAGAAAATCTTGAGTTCTATGACTGAGAAACAGACATCCCCACTAAAAACTATGATACAGAAAGTCGAAAGAGAAAACAAGATTGATGTTCGCGAAGGAAAGGGAATGCCGTTGTATCCAAAGCTAGACAATTTGTTTGATTAGTATGCTTAATCTTGCAGAATCATCTCTATATTAAAAATCTATTCTTGTTACCCGCTGAGGATTTTTCCTTGGCGGGAAATTTTTTTTATTTTTGGTTCGGAAATCTTGAATAGCTGTCCTTTTATAGTTGAAAGCATACTTACGCGAACCACTTACGGTATTGCTGTCACTTGAACAGCAGCGTAGTGGTTCAGAATGGAGGATTTACAATGAAAGAAATGACAACCGGAGAAAAGTATTTGCTCACAATAAAGGAAGCAGGAGAGTATTTTAACATCGGGGTAAAGAAAATGAGGCGACTGGCGGAGGAAAACCTCGGAGTGTTCTCGGTTTACAGCGGAAACAGATACCTAATAAATCGCACAAAATTTGAGGAGTTTCTCTGCAATACTTCTACGATCTGATTTTATTTATTCTGCCGTTAGTAGTTGCTATTTTTACGATTAAGAGTAATATATAGTAATGACCGTTGAACGGAAAACGTCATGAAGGGAGTGAGATTTTATGGCGAAAACCGAACTGGGCGAAAAAGACCTTCTTAACCCCAATGAAACCATTCTGCTTTTCGATTTGAGCAGCAGAAAGTTCCTTGCTCTTATCAGAAGCGGTACAAAACTTGATTTCATAGCGTTTTACGGCGGCCGCAGACTTATTATCCGCACGATTTTTGAAAAATACCTTGATGAACACACAGAACTCAGGAGGAGAAAAGCATGGCAACACTAAGAAAAATAAGGCGCGACTCAAAGCACCGCCTGCTCCGTGCCGGCGAATCGATCCGCGCTGATGGGAAGTATCAATTCAAATACTATGTCGGCGACAAAGCAAAATTCGTTTACAGCTGGCGGCTTGAACCCACGGATAAACTTCCGGCAGGAAAGAAAGCTACGCCATCACTCCGCGAACTTGAAAAGCAGATAGGGCGCGATATTGAATCGCAGCTTGACCCACAAAAACTTAATCTCACAGTCGTTGAGATCACCGAGCGTTATCTTTCCACAAAAACGGGTTCCAGACCCAGCACGGTGGCAAACTACAATTTCGTTATGAATATTCTCAAAAACGAGGAATTCGGTGCAAAAAAGATTTCGCACATCAAAACCTCGGACGCTAAGCTGTTTCTGATAAAACTTCAGAAAGACGGCAGAGGGTACAGCACGGTAAAAACAGTCAGGGGAATTCTGCGACCTGCGTTCCAGATGGCGGTCGATGATGATATCCTGAACAAGAATCCGTTCGGATTTCAGCTTGCGGGTGTCGTGGTCAACGACAGCGTTACAAGAGAAGCCATCAGCCGCGAGGATATGCGGCGGTTTCTTAAATTTGTGCACGACGACAATTGCTACTGTAAATATTATGAAGCAATATACATACTGTTTCACACCGGACTGCGAATTTCAGAATTTTGCGGGCTTACACTTAAAGATATAGATTTACAGAAAAAAGTGCTGAATATCGACCATCAATTGCAGCGGACTTCGGACAGCACTTACCATATTGAGCCTACCAAGACCAAAGCTGGTACAAGAAAGCTGCCGCTCACCGATGATGTTGTCGGGTGCTTCCGTGCCATAATTGAGGACAGAGAACCACCAAAACGCGAACGAATAATAGATGGGTACGCGGGATTTCTGTACTACGATAAAAATGGAATGCCGCTGGTCGCAATGCACTGGGAACACCGATTAAAGCATATGGTGAATCGGTACAACGAGATTTA